CATGGGTGGTCATGGAAGATACCACTTCAACATAGATATGGTTGCGGTTATGTTTATGACTCTAGAATTATTTCTAATGAAGACGTTAAATTAGAAATAAACAAAAGATACGGTGATGTTGAATTTGTAAAACAATTTAGTTTTGAGCCAGGGTATTTGGAAGAAATTTGGATTGGAAACTGTATTGCTATAGGGCTATCTGCTGGATTTATAGAGCCACTAGAGGCCACTTCTTTACAGCAAACAATTACGCTTCTTGATAAAGTTATAAAACAAATTAAGGACATTGAGCCAACAGAAGAATATAGAAAACATGTAAACACAACTTTTGCAGAAGAATCAGAAGAAATAAAAGATTTTGTTTACCTTCATTATCTTACCAATAGAGAAGATAGTTTTTGGAAAAACTTTATGGAAAATTATAAGCCATCACAATCAATTTTAAACATGCTTAATCAAATTAATAATTTTGAAATAATTCACATGAAGCATGAAGTTTTTGATCATTTTAGGTTCCATGTTGTTGCAAATGGAAATGGTATAGCTAATAAAAATAATATTATAGAGTATTATAATAAAGAGTTAAAGTTTTATAAAAAAGATTTAGATAATAATATTGAAAAAATAAAAAACATTATCCCTAAATTAGAAAACCATTATGACTTTTTAAAAAAGATGGGTGGCTTTAGTGAATAATATTTCTTATGTTTTAAAAACAATGAAAAGTAAAAAATATTGGACAAGAGTTAATACTATTGAGTTTATATCATTTATGACAAAAGTAACCATAATTGTTCCAGGTTTATTATTTAATAAACAATGGTGGTGGCTTTATATCTTTGCATTGCTTTCAAGTGGATCTTTAATATGGACCTCAACTAAAAAAACATTACCAACAATAATTATATTTAATATTATCTGGTGCTGCTTAGCTGCAACTGCAATACTTAAACATTTTTTGATTTAAAGATGTTTGCAAAATAAAGACTGTCTATATTGGTATCTACTGGATCCATGCCAATTGCTTTTTCGTAAGACATCTCTATATTAAAATCTGGGTGAGCCGCAATAATTATTGTTTTATTATTTAGCAGTACCTCTAGATTTTTCTCTAGCCATTTTTGATAATAAGCAATAGAAAATGGTCTATTTAAAAAATAAACGGTTGGTTCATTAAGACACTTGTATTCCATTGCATCCACATTTAAAAAGCTTATTTCTTTTGTAATTTCTATATTTGTATTTTGTAAATTTTGTAATGAAACATTGTAATATTCTGGATCAATTTCTATTCCAACATAAGACTTATATTTTGCATTTTTTATTAAGTTATTAAACAAAACTTTGCCTTTTCCAGACCCAATATCAATAAATTTATATTCGGAGACATCCACAATTTTTTCTATTTCTTCATTTATTGCTTCCAAGCAAACCATAGGAAAATTTTGAAATCCATTAGATGTCTCAAACTTATCGTCATTTTTTTCAATTCCTGGTCTAGAAATTCCATCATCTAATTGAATTAAAATATGAGAAGTATTTAAATTGTATGTTTTGTCAAAAGATTCAAACTGAGCACAGTCTTCCTGTCTTATTTTCCTGTATTGATCTTTATATTTTTCATTCATTTTTTATTTCCATTCTTTTTCATAATTTTGTTAAAAAATCTTTCAATTTTTGATTCAATTACTCCGCCAACATTTTCTTCTTTGTAATGATCTGCTTGAAAATACGGGGAAAAAAATACTTTTGAAAAATGTCTAGGCATCTTTTTTACGAAGATCATCTTCAAATTTATCAGAAAGATCAGTTCCCTCAAGTCCAGAGGCTTGCATTATTTTAATTCTTTCATCTGTAAAAGCTGGGTTTTCTATTAAAGGAATCATCCAGTTGTCAATTTCTTCTTCGCTTCTAGTTCCAATTTGCTTGTAGTATTCTTCGGTTTTGTAATTATAAAAAGTTCCTGGATTATCCTCTGCTTTTAACACAAAGTTTGAGAATGCATATCTTATGCCAGACTCAACCTCACGAACCCCATGTGCATAAGGATCAAAAGCACTGTGAATAATTAAGTCCCCACGCTCAGGCTGATATTCAAAACAATCTCCACCATATACTCCATTAGTTATAACCGTTCCATCTTTATTAATCATTGGGTAGTAAACAGCGCCACCAGTAAAATTACCAAAGTATGCAACAAGCCCATAGTCTAAAACACAGCAGGTGTCAAATTTATCTCCTTGAGATAAACGATGACATTCACCTTTTCCAGGGCTATCGCTGTGACAAAACATTCCGCCGTCTCCAGGACGCACATTTAAAATTGATTGAGAGGGGTGTATTACCCAGGTTGGATAAAGCAATTCACTAATAAGTTCCCAAAAGTCTAATATTCTTTTTGGTCTTGGGGTCATCTTGTTTGCGTACCAGCTGATTAAAGTTGTTTTATAAACAAGAGAATCTCTATACTCTTTTTCACCAATTTCTTTTTCCATATCCAGCATTAGCTCTTCTGGTATAAAGTTTTTAAACAAAAAAATTCCGCTAGGAGTACCGTACGGGTCAACGTTACTAGATAAAGTTATACAATCTGGTCTTTCATAAAAATACATTTTGCCCCCTGTTATTTAATATAATTGTATCATGAATTTATATAAAAACCCGCCCCTAGATAGAGGCGGATCCATCTAAGGGCGGGAGCAGGGAGTCAAAAACTCAACCTGAACTTTAATTATATTACAAAGATGTATAATAGTCAATCAAATTTGATATAATCTTTTTTTACCATATCTTCAAGCACTTTGTTTAAAAGCCAAAAAGTTGATTCTTTTGAGTTATCTACATATATCTGGCACTCTTCTAAGGAAAGACCATTAAGTTTAGCAAGATCAAAACTTAAGTCTTGAAATTTTTTATGCATGTCTTTTAATATTACTCTTTGTTTTATTGGATTAATCATTTTCATTATCTACTTTAAACGAAGGCGTAGGACCAAGTAAATATCCCTGATCATGGTATTCAATCATCTTGCTAACCTCTTCTTGCCCAACTGAACCTTTTGCTATTAAACTAAGCATGTCATATATCCTATGTAGCATTATATAGTTAACCATTGGAAGGTTGTCTTCTATATCATTAGAACTTTGACTATTCTGGTCTTCCTGCATCTTCCCACCAAATTTCTCTTCCCATTGCGTCAGTAGCTTTTATTGACTCTGATTCTTTGCCACAAATACATTTTTCATTACACATTTTTATTTACCTCATCTACAATTTTTTGATAAGTCATAGACCCAAGATTTTTTTTATAGTCACACTCAAGGCAATATAAGTATATTTCATCTGATAAATTTTGATTAGAAAAAAGAAGGGATTGGTCTACTGGGCATAAAAGCTTTTCAACCAATCCTTCTTCTGACATGGAAATGTAAGTTGATACATACTGTATCTTCATTCCATCTCCTTTACTTTGTCGGAAATTTTAAATAAAATTCCTTAGCTTTTGGGGTCATACCCTTCCAGCTTGACCAATCATTGCCGCCATTGGTCATACGATACGTTATCTCTGCGTTTGTTACTGGGTCGAATAACTCTTTGTTACTCTGTAGATCAAATTTCTCAAGTCTTTCAGGACCAAGATTTCCAATCATATTTATCTGAAATAATCCGTAAGAACTATCTCCTGTATGCTTATTCCCGTTATATGCAAGCGGTCTTCCATTAGATTCACGCTTTGCTATTGACCAAGCTTTTTTAAGGCCTGTTCCTTCGAATCCTACAGTTTCAAGTAATTGTTTTAACTCTTCATCTGTAAGCATCTCAGACGAACTGTAACTTGCATTACTGAACTTGTCTAAGACTTCTTGCTTTAATTGGGCTTCAGTTTTCACTAAAGGTTCTACTACGGTTAAAGCGTTTGCTGAGTTACCAAACAAAAATAACATTGTTACTGCTATTATTGTCCAGTCACGAACCAAATCGCTAAACTGTTGCTTTATATTCTCCATTGGCATTTCCTCCTATAGAGATAACGAACTATAAGAATAGCATTAAATACAAATCCCTGTCAAGTTGGTTAACTAAAAAAATAATCTCACATAATGATATAAACAAAAATATTTTTACCCCTAGACCGCTAAATAAAAGTTTGATACACTAATACTTCATATAAAATTAGCACCGCAAGGCGGAGAAAAGGTCGTATAATAAATGTCACAAACTATTGCAAACCCTTATGAAAACTTTATAGCTCTATCTAGATATGCAAAATGGGTAGAAGCAGAAGGTCGTAGAGAAACATGGGGAGAGACAGTAGATAGATATTTTTCTTTTATGACTAATCATTTAAAAACAAATCATAATTATATTCCAAATGAAAAGCTAGTTGCGGAATTAAAAGAGTTTGTGTTTGAACGAAATGTTATGCCATCTATGAGATCTGTAATGACTTCTGGAGCCGCACTTGAAAGAGACAATGTAGCAGGATATAACTGCGCTTTTCTGCCAGTTGATTCCCCACGTTCTTTTGATGAAACTATGTATGTGCTTATGTGTGGAACAGGTGTTGGTTTTTCTGTTGAATATAAGTATATTAATAAACTTCCTGCCGTCCCAGAAAAACTTGAAAAGTCTGACACAGTTATTGTAGTAGAAGATTCAAAGCAGGGATGGGCAAAAGCATATCGTGAACTTCTTGCCTTGTTGTGGACTGGCCACATACCAGCCATTGATGTTTCAAAAGTTCGCCCAGCAGGGGCAAGGCTAAAAACAATGGGTGGCCGTTCCTCTGGTCCACAGCCATTAATTAATCTTTTTGATTTTACAATTGCAAAATTTAAAAACGCAGCAGGAAGAAACCTTAAACCAATTGAGTGTCACGATATTATGTGCAAAATTGGTGAAGTTGTTGTAGTTGGCGGTGTTCGCAGATCAGCAATGATTTCTCTTTCGAATATTAATGATATTGAAATGGCGCAAGCAAAATCTGGAAATTGGTGGGAGCAAAGCCCACAACGTGCACTATCAAATAATTCTGTTGCATATTCTCGCAAGCCAGAGATGGAGCAATTTATAGCAGAATGGAAATCTTTATATGACTCTAAGTCTGGAGAACGAGGTATATACAATGTGGCCGCAGCTCAGGCCCAGGCAGCAAAGTTTGGAAGAAGAAATCCAGATATACACTACGGAACTAACCCGTGCTCAGAGATTATATTACGTCCTTATCAGTTTTGTAATCTTTCAGAAGTCGTATTACGTGAAAATGATACAAAGAAAGATATTCAGCGTAAAGTCGAGCTTGCAACAATTCTTGGTACTTGGCAGTCGACACTAACTGATTTTAAGTATCTACGAAAAATATGGAAAGATAACACAGAAGAAGAAAGGTTATTAGGAGTTTCCCTTACAGGACAATTTGGACATAAATTTATGTCTGGTAAAGAGGACTTAGTAGCACTTGAAGCATTTTTAATGACATTACGTGAAAAAGCAAGAGAAGTAAATAAAGAAGAGTCTGGTAAAATTGGTATTCCTGAGTCTGCAGCTATTACATGCGTAAAGCCTTCTGGAACAGTATCTCAATTGGTCGGGGTATCTTCAGGAATGCATCCGTGGCATTCTCCATATTATATTCGTACAGTTCGCGGTTCAAAGGGAGATCCAATCTCTACGTTTTTAAAAGAAGTCGGTATACCAGTAGAAGACGATGTAATGAAGCCAAACGATACTTATGTATTTTCATTTCCAGTAAAAGCTCCAGAAGGAGCAATTGTTAGAAATGATTTAACGGCAATTGATCATTTAAATATTTGGCTAGTTTATCAACGTGCATGGTGTGAACATAAGCCATCTATTACTGTTTCCGTAAAAGAAGATGAATGGATGGAAGTAGGGGCATGGGTATACAAAAACTTTGATGAAGTTTCTGGCATATCTTTCCTACCCCACTCAGACCATACATATAAACAGGCACCATATCAAGAAGTTTCAAAAGAAGAATATAATGCTCTTGTTACAAAGATGCCAATTGATATTCGTTGGGAAGACTTATCTTTTTATGAAACAGAAGATGGAACTTCTCCCTCTGCCACCCTCGCATGTAGTTCTGATGGAAACTGCGAACTTGTAGATATTTCTTCATAGTGGTAGAATTATAGTATTCGGCTAAAGCCGAAAATTCCAAGGGCAAATTGCCCACAAGGAGATAATAAAATGGCTAAATTTGCAAAAGCAGATTTAAACAAAGATGGAAAGGTAACTATGCAAGAACAGATCCTAGCAGCACTAGCAAGCTACGGAAGAGCATTTCTTTCAGCAGCACTAGCCTTATACATGACAGGCAATACAAATCCTAGAGATTTATTGCTTGGCGGAGTCGCAGCAGTAGCACCCGTAATTTTAAAGGCATTAAATCCAAATGACAAAAATTTTGGATTTATTAACAAGGCCTAACTTATAGTCAATTAGGAAGTCCCTTATGCTAAAATTGGCATAAGGGCTTTTCTAATTTAGGGGTAAATGTGGCAGCGCAAAAAAATTTTGAAGTTGATCAAAACACAACGTTTACGTTCGAAGTTCAATATCTAGACGAAGATAAAACCCCAATTCAACTTCATAACCACACGGCAAAACTTCAAGTTAGAGACACCCAGGGTGGTAAAAAATTAGCATTTACTTTAACAGAACAAGACGGCCTAACAATAAGCCCTATAGAAGGAAAAATACAGATATCAATATCTGCAGATAGAACAAACAAAATGTTTTTTCCAAAATCTGCATACGACCTTGTACTAGTTGATCCAAGCGTGAATAAGACAAGGTTATTAGAAGGATATATGACATTAAATAGGTCGGTAACAGTATAATGGCAACTAAACTAATAGTTACAGAAAATAATCCACTTGTCGTTGTAAGGTCTTCTGGTGCCCCTGGAAGAACAATTATAAGTGGAGAAGGAAACCCAAATAACACATTGGGAGTCCCAGGAGATTTTTATTTTGATACATTAACAACAAGATTTTGGGGTCCAAAAGATATTCAGTCCAATACTTGGGTTATATCAAAAAGCTTTATATTAGACAAACAAATATCTTTGACCAGATCTTGGGAGCTTGCTCAATTAACTGGTCCAATTGCTGGAATCTATTCAATTTTAATAGTACACAATCTTGGATTTCACCCAAACGTGACGGTAAAGTCTAGCGCTGGAGACATATTAGAAACTGGAATAGACTATAATAGTATTAATCAAATAACACTGACTATGGCGCAACCGTTTTCAGGGACAGCATATCTGTCATAAGGGAGAAAGAAAATGGCAAAAAAATATTTAGTTAGTATTGACCTTAATAAAAATGAGTTGCTCAATGCTAGAATTCAAAACTTAGGGGCTGCCCCTTCATCACCAGTCGCTGGTCAAATTTATTTTGATACTGGCACACATGTATTATATTTCTATAACGGAACAGAGTGGACACCAACATCTGGTTCAACAGAAGTTA